AGTCGCGAATAACCCACGTTGAATGCTGTAGAAGAACCTATCATCTGCCAACTACCCTCTTCAGGTTCTTGTTTAATATCTTATCCATATTCTTTTGCACAACACCCCTAACTGTTTTATAGAACTCAATACGCTTTCTGTAAAAGACTGAACTTTCAAGAGCCACAATCAGCTTCAGCTTTGGATTACGTTTTCCACCTACTCTTCTCCATACACCATCAATACCTTTAACATTACCCATAAACTCAGTATTCCTTTTGATCAGTCCAGTTCTTTTTCCTTTAATATTACCAAATGCATTTATCTTAGCCTTGTCTACTGGTACTGGTATCTTATTCTTCTCAGGTAATCGCAAACCACCTTCAAATTGTTTCTCTAAATACCTTGCTTGTATATCAGGTATAAATACCAATGCAGATAAGTCTCTTGCTTTAGCTTTAAATAACTTAACACCTGTATATGTAAACTTAGTTGGTTTATCTAGCTTCTTCAGTAATTGAGCTCTCATAGCATTAACTGACTTAACACCAACCTCATTAATAGAATCAGAAACTATCTCAGGCATATGCTTCTTCTGAAACATACCTAACTTCTTTTCTAATTCTTTAGCGTTAGTCTTGATGTCTATACTTACAGTCATCCCTTTCTCCAATGTGATTGTGTTTGAAACTTTAGACCTAATGCCTTAGCTTTCCTTCTGATCGTAGATGGATGTACATCATAAGTCATAGCAATATCATGTGATGATTTGCCTTCCTTAATCTTCTGTTCTAATTTTTGTTTATCTATCTTCATAAGTTCTCGTAATGTTCTATTAACTTATTAATATACCAAACAGACTTCTGTAAGTCTTGTATATTGCTATCTTTGTAAGATTCTCTCCAAATGTATTTTAGTGCTGCACCTTTTAAATATCCCTTATATTCATCTTGAGTTAATGCAGCTTTGATTGCATCAATACATTCAATAGACCCTTTTCTATAATGTGGTGGTGAATTTACCATATCTACTTTCTTCATTTCTCTCTCCTTATTATTTCATTCTTACATTTTTGTATGACCTTTTTCTTTGCACTTGATGATTCAATATAATCATTCAGTTCTTTTAGTGTCATACACTTTAGATAGTAATGCTCAGTAGTTATCTTACCTGTAGCTCTATCTCTAATCTTTGCACTTGGTTTTAGTTTTATTGGCATTAAAAAACTCCTCTTGTTCTATATTCTTTTAATTGATCTATCTTGACTAAATATGCTTTCTTGAATTGATCATCACCTTTACCTATAAATTTTGCAGGTGCTAACATATTCCTACTTACACATTCCCATATTCTCATAGGAGTTATGTAAATAAATTCTATTCCAGTATAGATAACCCATACATCTGATCTTGTAGAATTTAAACCACTAGGTTTATCGTACATCTCAACTTCTATAACAATATTACCTGTCTCCTGACTTTTTTTATCTGATTTTACTTCTACATAAATATTTAATTCAGGTATATAAATATCATAAGGTTTTACTTTTCCTTCTAATTTAGTTGCAAGAGGATATTTCTCATGTATTTTTGCAAGAACTATATCTTCTACTTTCTTGCCCTGATCCAAGTCTCTATGAAATGTACTCATTTCTTTTTATCCTTTTTCTTCTTACCAAATACCTTATCCCAATTAGCATCTATCTTCTTCTTATCTTCTTTCCTTCTTTTACTACCCTTCCCACCATCTTTAACATCATTCCACTTAGACATAATTAACCTTCTGAAAATTAACTGACTTATCTAATTTAGATAACAGTTCTTTTGCTTTCATAAAATCATCAGGAATACATCGTAATAATTCTTCAATACTAAATATCATTATGTCATTTTCATCTTTATGTATCATTTCAAGTGCTGGTTTCTCATCATCAGTATCACAAACTAATGCAGTCTTGTTATCAAAGTTAAAGCACTTAACATTTGGCTGGATCATAATGTAACCACTTTCTTCGCATTTAATATTTAACTGCTCATAAGCTCTGATCATCATCTCAACCATTTTAAGTTTTTGAGCAGTCGTATCATTATGTAAAGAATCTTTTAGTAATTGTTCTGCTTTACAAAATTTAATCTCAAACTGAACACCAACCATCTTAAAGATTCGTTTACGATTACCCCACTTCACAAAAGTTTCTAATTCATAAACCCTAAGTTCTTTTAATTTATCTTCTAATGTTTCATCTAAATATGTTTTCATAAAACTCCGAACATTTAGTAGGAAGTAAGGGAAGTATTACATACTTCCTTCCCTTCCTTCCGACCTATTTATTGTTTTTCACCAAAAACTTCCTTAAAACTTCCGACACTTCCTTCCGACACTTCCGACCTAATTATCATTTGTTTTAGGAAAATTAGGTGGCATATCCTTAAAATCTTCATGCTGATAACCCCAATCAGGATCATATACAACTGCATCTTTTTTCTTTAATTCACTTAAATGCTTATTTATGTCATTTGCATTTGAGTCTTCACCCTTAGTATTTTTTACATGACCTACTAAATCTGCTGGTTGCAAATATACACTTTGTGGAGAAGCAATATCTTTTTGCATAGCTACAATTTTTAATGCATCTGAGGTTCTTTTTTGCATAGGTGGTAAGCCAGTTTTCTTTTTGACTTTTATTTCAACATCAGTTTCTTCTAAAAATCCTGATGTAAGATTCAATCCTTCGCCTATAATTTGTACTTCTTTAAACATAAAGTTTTTAACAGCCATACCTTGACCATCTTTATTTAATGTCTGCTCAAAAGATACAAGCATCTGCTCATCAACAAAACCATTAACTAATTGATCATCTCTTTCTACTTTAAATTCATAATCTAGAGATGCACCCATTACACTTGATCCTCTACCTCTTGTAGAGTTGCCATGACCAGTATGATGCACTAAACATACACAACACTTATAATGTGAAATAAGTCCATCTAATTTATTAATAAAGTTACCCACATCTTCTGCACTATTCTCATTACCTACAAAGTTACGCTGGAATGTATCAATAACAATCATGCCTATATCACCTACTTCTTGTACTAATGCTTCTATCTCATCTTCTAGCATCTTAAAATCATCAGGATCATTAACTCTAACTGCTCTATCAGATAGATATAAAGGTACGTTGTTTAGATCAAACATACCTTGTTGCCAAGCTGCTAATCTTCTTTTAACACCTCTCTGACCCTCACCACATACATACATTACTGGTTTAGCGTATGCTTTATTGCCATAAAATCTTTCACCTTTAGCAATAGAAGCTGCCATAGCTATAGCAATAAACGACTTACCACTCTTAGGAGCTCCAAAGATGCACATCAATGATTCCTTTTCTACTACATCTTCTATGAGCCAATCAGGGTTATCTACCTGTCTTAACACCTCATCTGCTCTTGTAAAGGTAACAGCACCTTTAGGTTTCTTCTCAGTACAATTAATTATGTATTCTTCTAAATCTTTTGACTCTTTAAAATCACCCCTTGTATATGCATCATATAAATCATCTTTTTCATAAAATGTTTCAGGTGGTTGTGCTACTTTTACTTTACATCCATTCTTCTTTAGCATCTTAGCTATGTCATTTGCACACTTAATACCAGCTTCATCATTATCAGGAAATACCCAAACTTCCCTACCAAATATAGGACTCCAATCTGCTTTCTCCCAGCTATTAACTCCACCATGCCAAGTACAGCTATCACCCTCATAAATCGCTTCACAGCCCCTTAGAGCCTTCTCACCTTCATTTATGATAATAGGTTTAGTAGGGTACTTATTTGTGTAATAAATAGGAAGAGAGCCTTCAGGTCGCTTCATAGACCAAGTTTGATCATTGTTGGCTGTAAATGGTGCGTATTTTTGCTTAATAAAGTGTCCTTCAGGAAATCGCATCACCATAAAATTATCAGCATACTTGACCTTCACAATTGCTTGTTTGTAAAGATCAATCATCTGCTCTCTAGAGAATGACCTAGCATTACTTGTGGTTTTGCTTTTAGGGGGAGAAAAACCACTTAATAAGGAGTCATTTGATTGTAATGCTAAGTCATAACCAAACTGTTTTAAAACTGTATTGACATCTTGATTCAAGTGTTTGATTAAATCTATTAATCCACCACCAGTATCATTCTCAAAATCAAACCAAGTTCCTGCTTCTAAGTTAAGAACAAAAGAACCCTTGCGACCCCATCTTAATTCATTAGATGAGGTGCTAGTAGGTTCACCTAGTAATTGCTTTGCAACTTCAGGTGCTATTCTTTGCCAATCTACT